GAGATTTTGGAGAGTGTACACGCGGGTCGTGGCATTGTCGGAGAACGCCACCACGGAGGTGGGCTGGTTGACCCTCATCGCCCTCGGGTTGCCAGTGTAGAGGCCTGATGTGTGGGCGCTGCAAATGTTGAAGGCTAAGCGGTTCGAGCCGGGGCCGTAGTTTGCTGGGAGGGTGAAGTCGCCACCGTAAACCCAAACGTACGTCGTGGGCGCGGGAGCGGCAGGCTCGGCAGCAGCCGGGACGGGCTGCGACGGGTCGTCCACTTCACGGGTGCAGACGAAACCACCCGTGCCGTCGTTTACCCACATCGCCCACGACTCAGACCAGCCCTCGTCACAAGCCACACCCTCAGCCTTGCCGTACTGCTGAAGCCACACCCCAGCATTAGCCACGACAGCCGCCACCAGCGTCAGGGACAGCAAGCCAATCAGGGCCACAAGGAAGATGATGATGCGCCTGCCGTCGCTCATGACCGTTACTGCCCTTTCTTACCGATGCTCAGTGATGTGGCTTGTGAATGGGCAGATCCCCGAACGGGGACCAGTCAGTCCACGTAACCTTCGGGTCCTTCGTCCAGCCCGGAAGGTTCACTGGAACCTTGTCGATCTGGCCTCGACGCTTGTAGTCCACCGAGTAGCCCATGCCGTTACCGGCTGAGATCCAAGCGTGTCCGTAGGTGGTGTTCAGGAGACCGAAGCACACGGCCCCAGCGGGAACATCCTTCGGGAGGCTGCGATGCAGCCGGTTCTTCGGAACCCTCGCGTAGGCGAGTCGAGCAGACGGAGCCCACGGTGCCTGCCCCCACGCCTGACGGGCGGAGGACATGCACATGTGCTGCCAGTTCTGGGTGGGGTGCTTGACCTGATGGTCAAGCCACGCAATCACCTCACTGACGTTCTTACGCATCAGTGGCCTCCTCGTCAGTGTCGTTCTCCTCGCCCTCAACGAAGGGCTCGAAGTCGTGGTCAACCTCTACTGTGTATTCGGGGTCGGGAGTGCTCATGGCTTTGCACCGATCTCGGGCTTGGTGTCGTCGAGGTCTTCTCCGGACTTGATGTTCGCCGGATCCTTCGCCTTCGGCACACCATCCTTGTCGCCGTCGTTGGCGACGGTCAGATTCGGCTTGCCTGTGAGCGGGTTGTTCTGGCCGTTAGCCCGGTCCTGAACCCGCTCCCACTCATCGCGTGCTGCCGCAGTCGTCATGCCATACCTCCTACTGAGCCCTCTTCGCGGAGAGGGAGTTCTTGCTCAGGCCGGACTGGCCTGAGAACCGCGCACGCTCCTGCGACGCGAGACCCTTCTTCTTCGCTGCCGCATCAGCAGCACCAGCCAGACCGAACTGGTCAGTCACCAGTTCGTCTGTGTTCGTTGTGATCCCCGACAGCCGACCGAGGCGGTTGTATGCATCCTCGATCTCAGCCACTGACTGGAAGCCAGCGAGAGCGTTGCCGTACGACCTGCCGTACATGTCATTGCCAGCCACCTGTGAGTACAAGGAGTCCGACAGGGTGAGGCCAGAGTCCTCACCCGCTGCTTCCACCGTCGCGTGCGACTGACGCTTCTCGTACTCCTTCGTCAGGTAGTCGATGGACTTGTCCGGGTCCAGCATGTAGGCAGCCATCTCCGTGTCCGACATGCCCCACACCTCGCGGAGTTCTCGCTTGATGGAGTCGTTGGCGGAGTAGTTGATGTAGTCCTTCGCCTTCTGTGCACGGTCGGCCACCTCAGTGGGCGACACGTCTCCGAGGATCCATTCGGTGATGTCACCGCTGTCCCCCCAGATTCCCTCCGGCAGGCCCGTGAGGGCCTTGCGGTAGCCGTCCTCCAGTGCGACGTACGCAGCCGGATTCGGCTCCGGCTTCGGGGGCTGCCCCGCAGCGAGACGCTTCTTGTTCTCCTCGCGGATAGCCTGCACCGCAGGGAAGCGGGCGTAGTACGCCTGCTGGTAGGTCGGGTTGTTCGACAGCATCATGGCGATCTGGTTCGGATCGGTGTAGCCCTGCGTGATGTAGTCCCACGCACCGCCCCACAGGGCAGACATGCCATACGTGTCGAAGAACGACTTGACGGCTTCCTGATCACGCAGCCGCTGAGCGGTAGCCTCAGCCGCTTCGAGTGAAGTGCGGTTCTCCCAGTACAGTTGCTCCGCCGTCTTGGCTGGAGTAGCGGGAGGGGCAGCGGCGGAGGTGGGAGTTGCGGTCGCAGTGGATGTGCTGGCCTGATCCCATGTCGGGATGTATCCGACTGGTCCACCGGGAACCGAGACCTGAGTAGTGGTGGGAACTCGAATCCCCATCTGGTACTGGTTAGCCATTAGAGATGAACCCCCAGTCCTGTGCCATGCGGGTGGCAGTGGCGATGAAGGCCTTGCTGCCCTTCTCCGTCTTCAACCACTCAGGCTTCTTGCGGATCATCGTGTCGAAGTCCGCGTAACTCATCGGCTTGGGCTTGCCCTTCTCGTCCACCTGACCGATGGCGGACTGAACGTCCGGGTTGTCGAGGCTGATGTTCTCCGCGTCCTCACCCATCAGGTCTGCGTACCGACTGCGGTACGGAGACGTGATCGACTTCATCGTCACGCCAGCCATCAACTGCTCCGCGTACAGTGGGTTCCTGTCAGCAGCCTGCTTTCGGATCCACATGTCCCAGTCGGTCGAAGCCGACTCGCCACGGGCAATCGACTTCGCCACATCCTTGAACCAGCCCTCGTCAAGGGTGATGCCGTTGTCTAGTGCCTGCTTCTTCAGGCTCGCAGTGACCGTCGCAGCCGACCCCTTCGAGGGGTCGATGTACCGGGCCAGTTCGTCCATCATCATGCCCTTGCGGTTGTCGTTCATCCAACCGCCGAAGATGTACCGCTCACCCCATGCTGCAAGTTCAGTGTCAGGGATCTCAGCACCCATCGAGGCAGCGATCCGCTGCACCGTCTCGGCTGCCTGATCGACCTGATCCTCCCAGTTCTTGCCGCCCTTCTCCTTGGCAAACCACGCCTCAGCGGCGTAGGAGGATTCCTGAGATCCGTACCACTTGGTGCCTTCGAGTTCGATGCTGAACTTCTTGTCGTCCCAGCCTTCCTTCACCGCCTGCTTCAGCAACTCGCGAAGTTCAGGAACACCATCCACGACCCGCCATGCGGTCTCGTAGTCCATCTCCAAGACATCCCACGAGATGTCATCCTGCCGGAGGGTCTTGTCCTTCTGGTTGACGACGCCGTCGTTGTTGTAGTCACCCTCGATGGTGGAGGTGGGGGCTGCATCCGGCAGCCCGTTATTCTCCAGCGGAGCCGTCGGATCGTACGGAGCGATCTGCGCGTTGGGATCCAACTTCGCGGTCTTGCCTTGGAAGTACGGCACGGCCCAGCCGAGGTACTGCATCCCTGCTTCGTCGAGGGTCATCGTGGTGGGGACGCCATCGTTGGTGTGCGTCGTCGAGATGAGCGGCTCACCGTTGGCGTTCTTGCCCACGACCACGGCAACGTGGCCTGCGGGCTTGCCGGTACGCCAGTACACCAGTGCCCCGATGGGCGGGTTGCGGTCACCGTCACGGCGCAGGTTGGCTGGGGTCTTGCCCCAGTGCACCAGTGCAGACTCGTAGCCAGAGTGAGCCTGACCGTAGACGTTGGCAACGTAGCGGTCACACAGACCCGACCACGTCCTGCCAGAACTGGAAGCCTGCTGAGCCCACTGGGCAGCCTGCTCCCAGTTCCTGCTGAGGTTCGCCATTACACCAACCTCTCCTGAGTCTTCTTCGCCAGCGTCTGGGCGAAGGCATCCATGTACGTCGTGGCGGCTTGGTACTCCGCGTAGCCATCCTGTGCACGGGCGTACTGGTCGCCAAAGTTCTGCGCGTCGAAGCCACCCTTCTGGGTGGTGGAGTAGGACGAGGACGTCCCACCCTCCGACGTTGTGACAGTGGAGTTCTGTGTCTGGATCTCCGGGTTGGCTCGCTGGTTCTGGTTCAACAGCCCGAGGAACTGCGCCTGCTCAGCCTGTGTCGCGCGGCGACCCAGAGCAGTGGTCAGCGCCGCATCCACGATGCGGTTCGCCTCTCCACGGTTCGACAGGCTGACGGTCTTGTTGGTGTACGAGTTCGTCTTTGTCCCGTAGCCATTGTCCGAGCCAGCCTTGTTCACCAGATCGCCGGGGCTGACGCCCGGGGCGTTGCCCGACAGGACGTCCTCGATAGAGACAGGCTTCCCCGTCTTCCATGTCAGGTACGCCGCCTGCTCCGCAGCAGAGCGGAACAAGCCGTCGTACTTCTCCTCGTTCTTGCCTAGCAGTTTGATCAGCAGTTCACGGACAGGGTCGTCTGCGAACTTGATGTACGAGCCCGGGGCGAGCAGTTCTTCGTACTGAGCGGTGCTGGCACCAGCGTTCTGATCTAGGGTGCTGCCCACATAGGCGGGGCTGCCGTTGGATACGCCGACCAAAGTCGGGTATCCCACGCGGGTCTGCTGCTGGGCGAGAGTGACGTACGGGTCGTACGCATTCAATGTGCCCGCACCAGCGGCAGCCTGCGCCTTGGCGATAGCACCAGCGAGATCGAATCCCATCGCGTTTGCGGCACCATTGAGGAAGCCTCCAGTGGGTGCGTTGGGGTCGGTGACCTGACCACCAAGGCTCTTATCATCGGCTGTCACTGCCATGTCAGCCTCCGTACTTCTTGTCGGGAATGGCCTTCAACTTGTCAGAGCCGAAGAACCGTGAGTGCATGTTGATGAAGTCACCGCCGGGATCCAGCGAGGAGCAATACTTGACCAACTCCTCGTAGACCAAAGCAAGGTCCGCGTTTGACTTCGCCTCGATGTTGGACGAACCGTCGGGCAGCGTGGCCCGACGCTGGAGTTCAGCGATGATGGCATCCCGGTTGTACTTGAACTCCACCACCGACTTGGCGTAGGTGGTGTCGCCGTGAGAGTCCATCCACTGCTTGTTGTTGACTAGCGTGTCCAGTGCCTTGTCGGACCCCATGGAACGCGAGCCGTTACTATCGTTGTAGGCCACGAACCACGCCGGGTACTGCTTGCCGATGGCCTGAGCGGCCTGACGCTTCACCTCGGTGTAGACGTCATGGGAGATCTGCTTCGCCTCGTACAGCGGTTCCAACTGGTCGTTGATCTTGTTCCACTCGTACCAGCCAACCTGCTCATGGACATCGAGGATCATGTCTCGACGGTTCGTCGCACCAGCCCTGATGGTCTTGTTCGGAGCACCCTCGATGTGGCGGTTGAACTGCCATGCGTACACAGCCGGGTCGAAGCCCTCTTCGTTCCCGGCGTTGGCGAACGGTCGAGTAGCCATGGTGATGTAGGACGCATCATCACCGATGCTTGCCAGACCAGCCATCAGTTCAGGGTTTGCGTCGAACTCCTTGAACTCACCGACGTTGGCACCCATGCCAGACGAAGAGCCGGACAGGCTCTGAGTCATGGCGTAGAACTGGGGACCGTACATGGTGAGGAACTCGTTCTGCGCAGCCTTGTTCGCCCCGTCCTTGATGGACGGGTCGTTCGGGTTGGAGTCCTGAAGGTCGTAGAACTTCCGCTCGATCCTGCGCCACTCGTCAGAGTAGAACTTGTACTTCGACTGGAAGCCGACAGCAGTCGGCGAGGTGAGGGACACGGCGATGCGGAACTTGAAGAAGTCTGACGCTTGATCAGTAGCGTCGAGGAAGGACGGAGTGGGGCCAGTGCGTCCACTGATCTCCCAGTCGACAATCATGTCCCGGTAGATGGAGTTGGTGGCGTTCGAGAACGCCGCCGAGTCCATGCCCCTCATGCCCTGAATGGCCCTCTGCACCGCAGCCGGAGTCCAAGCCTCCGTGGCTGCGTCGATGAAGTCCTTCTCCTTGGTGGGGCCGAAGGGGAGGATGGCGTCGTAGAGCGGGCCAGTTAGTTCGCCAGTCTCCAGAGTCGTTGCCCAGTCGGGCTTCAGCGAGGCAATCCAGTTGGACGGCATGGCAACCAGCGGGCCAAGGCCGGGGATGAAGAACGTCTCACCCTGAAGCAGCACGTCAAGGCTGCCCTTGGAGATGGACAGGGTGGAGTTGCCACCCGTAAGGAACGCCATCTTCTCGGCAATGGCGGGAGTCAACTGGATGACCATGTTGCCGTCGTCCGCACCAGTCCACTTACTGGTCAGGTTCTCGATGAAGGCTGGGATGCCGTTGCCCTCTTGGCTGGCGCTCTTGACCGGCTGGCCGTTCTCGTCTTGGTACATGCCCATCGAGTTCGGGGCGTTCCACACCATGCCGTACCGGACGATGTTCTGCGGGTTCTCCACAGGGACACGGCCCAGCCAGTACTTCATCGACGAGAACCACGCCGGGTAGAACGGCATGATGAACCGCATGGCATGAGCAGGCGTGCTCATGCGTGTGATCGAGTACAGGGTCTCGTTGGTCTGCTTCAGGGCGTAGGCCTTAGATGAGTGCATCATCCGGCTGATCTGCTCCTCGGTGAAGCGACCGTCCCAGTCACCCTTCTTCCCCAACTGCTCGCCGAACAGGTCCACCTGACGCTGCATCTCCTCGCGCCAGCGGGCGCGGAAGAACGGATGACGCACGAGGTGGTTCTCCGGCACGGTACCCAGCGCGTGCATCACCGCAGAGGTGACGCCACGGAACTCCGTCTGCGACTTGTGCACGGAGCGGAAGCCACGGATCGAGGGCAGATCCCCACGCCACCCCAACTGCTGACGCAGCCACATCGGGCTGACGTCGTTGTTGGCGAGGAACTCGCGCATCTCCCCGTCTGGGACAAAGTCGTTGATGACAGAAGAGGACTCCTCGATTGCTCCACGAGTCCACTCTGCCGCGACCTCGGACAGCGTGTCCTCGTCGATAAGGTCCTTGTCCATGTCCACGCCAGCCTGATCCCGCACCCATGCACGACCACGGGCCGTCTTCATCAGTTCGTCGAAGACCTCGTCTTCTGTCTTCCCGGACAGCAGCATCTGCATGACCGGGTCGTTACGCCAGAAGCGGTTGATCTGCTCGGACAGGACCTCGAAGTAGCCGTCCTCACCGGGGACGAAGTTCTTCGTCTCGGTCGTCTTCTGGAGACGACGCATGTTCCGGTCGGAGTAGCCCATCAGATCCATCATCACGCGGCGGTCGGAGCCCGACAGCGTGGCCCACATCTGGCCCTGCTCTGCGTCAGACAGGGGACCGCTGACAGTTAGTTCATCGTCGAGGTGCTGGGAGCGGAACCGCTCCTCACCTGTGCCAACCTTGGCCTTGACCTGACCACCCTTGGCGCGACGCTTGCCGAGGCGGGCCTCCAACTTGGCGACCAGAGCCTTGTTCTCCTCCTCGGCCTTGGACAGCCGTCCACGTGCAGCCTGCGCTTCCTGCATCACCTGAGACCGCTCGGCCAGCAGGGTCTGGAGCGTGTCGTCCTGCGAGGCGAGGAAAACCTGACGCTGGGCGATCTCGTCAGCGTCGAGCATCGCCCCGTACATGGAGCCGGTCTGCTTCCCACCGATGAGTTCGGAGATTGTCTTCGTCTCACCCTTGGCGGTAGCCACGTGGGTGTGGTTGTTGACCTCCATCCACCGAGCGAGGGCAACCTTACCTTTCTTGCTCAGCGACTTGGTCTCGCCAGCGAGGTACTTCGAGACCTCGTCGTTGCGGGTCATGTTGTACAGGTCACCCGGGTGCATCCCTTCCGCGCTGAACACTCGCGTGTTCTGCTTCAGGGTCTCCCCCCACATCTGGTCAGCGACGTCGTCGCCGTAGTCGCGACCAACCAGAGAGGACGGCAGCACCGTGTCGGCAGACTCAGAGGCAACCGACATGCGGTCAGGGTTGACAATGAGGCGGTAGCCGGAAGGCGAAGCCGAGTCAGGCAGAAACACTCCACCGCGACCCGACTCGTTCATGTACTGGGTCATGGCACGCATATGGAAGTCGCCCATGCGGGAGGCGTCCATGCGTGCTGCATCGAACGGGGTGGCGTTCTTCAGAATCTTCAGGTTGCCCTTGTCAGTCCGGATCTTGTCGTTCAGGGCGTGGAGGCGGTTCCGAAGACGCTGCACCTCCATCGCCTCCTGAGTCAGGGACTCAATCGGGACGAGATCGTCAGGCTCGGCGTACCAGATGAAGACGTTGTGGGCTTCGTTCCCGGTGCGCGACCCACCCTCATGCCGAACGCCGAGAAGGCCGCGCTTCACAAACGCATCCATCCACGCCTTCTGCACGTCGTAGGCAACAGTCAGGCCGTCCTCAGCAAGTTCGTCGCCGCGACCTATTTTGGCGATGTCTGCTGCATCCCCGATCAGGCCCTTGGCCTCGGCGTAGTGGATGGATATGTGGTAGGTCATGGCGACCCGCAGGGTCTCAATGCCATTGTCGTACGCCTGCCCGTTTAGTTCACCGGCAGCGGCCATCGGCATCATTTCTTCGACCTCGCCCCAGACGTTGTCATCGGCGCGGACATCCAGCCCAAGGGACTCAGCCATGTCGTCGTAGATGCCGCGCATCTCGTCGGCCAGAGCCCACGAGTCAGCGTCAGTCTCCAGCCCAAACGTGACGGGGAAGTAGTCCTCATCCATATTGAGGAATCGGGTCTCGTCTTCCGGGTCGTGAGCAACCATGTACATGACAGGTTCACCGTCGCCTCTGATGCCACGGTTCAGGATGTACTCGCCCGCCACTCCGGGATCCTGCGTCGTGTAGAAGCCCATGCCGTGCAGGTTCTCGACGTTTTCCTGCGTCTTCGGCGGGATGATTGCGATCCGGTCACCCGGGATGCGGGTACCCCCGTGGAAGGAGAAGCCCCACTCCATGATGTCGTTGGCCTCAGGCAGGTCCCGCCAGAAGTCGGGATCCTGCAACTTCTGCCACATTTCGTCGTAGGCAGCGGTGTACTCGTCCTCCGCTTCCTTCTGCTTCTTGGGTGTACGGGCCAGCATCTTCTCCACGGACTTCACCACGTGCGAGTCGATGAGCAGGCCCTTGTCCTCGAACCACTTCACCATCTGCGGGTTGGTCATGCTAAGCCGCTTGATCATCGCGTTGAATGCGAGGAGTTCGTTGAAGAACGGATCCTTCTCGGCCATGTCGAGGATGAGGTGCATCTCCTCCAGTTTCCCCAGAGTGGAACTGCGGGTGCTGACGATGCCCAAGTCTTGGAACAGCAAGTCAAGGTGCTTGTCGAGAGCCTGCCGATCAGCCCCGCCGTAGGGGAAGGAGACCGCGTCCTCAGCAGTCGCCGCTCGGACTGCGTCCAGCGACTCCTGTTCGAGGGTGATCTGACGAGGGCGAAGGTCCAGCATGTCGCCGTACACCGTGGCCCGTACATGGGTGGCGTACTTGGCGTTCGCCTGCTTGATGACGGCGAGAGCGTCAACGTCCTCGACAGCCACATCGGTCAGGTCGTGGACACGGTAGACGGAACCGTCGCCGTTCACGATCACCACGTAGTCGCCGTCGCGCATTGCGCGCTCGGCTGCACGGAACTGCGCCCTGCTGTACAGGTCGATGACCTGCTGGCCGACGTCAGCCCCAGCATCTATCTGGGCGCGGAGGTTCAGCAGTTGCTGGTTCTCCGACGCACTCAGCCACGCTGAGTAGCCAGCATCCAGTTCGTCGTAGTCGCCAGCCTCAGCCAGTTCGTTGTACTGGCCCGGACCACCAGCGACCTCATCGAACATCGAGGTGATGTTCTCGTCAGCGGTGGCCTGAGCGGCGAAGGACTCTTCCTCGTCCGTGAACGCGGTGACCTTGACACGGTCACGCCGTGGCTTCTTGGTGAGTGGCTCCACGAAACGGGGCGGGATGATGACGGACATGCCGCCACGCATTGCATCGTCCACCCGGCCACGCCACTCCGTGTCGATGTCCTCCCACACGGCACCAGCCGTGGTGTGGTGGATGTCGCGGCGGTTCTCGGTCTCCTCGATCCGGGCCTGCTTCTCCACCTTCGCGCGACGGGCAGCGATCTTCTCGTCCAGCGCCGAGAGGCGCTGCTCGCTGTCCACTGCTGTCGCGTGGATCTTGGAGGCTGACTCCTGTCCAGCCTGAAGTTCGCGCACGGCGCGACGCAGGCTGCCATGAGTGAGGAGACGCTTGGCGTTGCCGAAGGTGCGGTCGATTGCACGGCCACCCTGCTGACCCCAGCGGAGCAGAGCCTTGTCGGACTCGTCGATGCCGCGTGTTCCCATCTTGCGATCCACCAGCATTCCGATGGATCCGTAGGACGCGAGTTCACGCAGCCAACCCTCAGCCACGTTGCGCTGGGTGTAGCCCAGACGCATCAGGACCAGCGGACGCCACACGGCGTCCAGCGCACCAGCGAAGGTGTCACCACGCTTGCCGGTCTTGGCGGAGAACGAGCCCTTGTCGATGCGGACGACCTTCTCCAGCCAGTCGAAGTCCATCAGGTAGAAGTTCTCTGCCATCTGGGACTGGAGTTCCAAATCATCCAGTGCGACCTTCGCCTCCGGCATGGCGACGATGGTGCCGTTGTCGTCGAACCAGCCGTGACGCTGAAGCGTGTGCACGACGGTGGTCTTGGTGTCCCGGTACTTCGCTGCGATGTCGTCTAGTTGACGACGCTCGATGCCGTAGTACGCGGCCATGATCTCCATGGCCCGGTTCTCGAACCACGTCATCACTGCGCGACGCTCGTTGGCACTCTTGGCCTGCACCATGCGACGGTAGAAGTCGTCGCGGAACTCGATGACAGTCTCGACCTTGATGCCCTCGGCCTGATCAGCGGCGCTGCGAGCCTTCATGGTGACGTCCGTCCCCTGCCGGGACAGGACGCGGAACATCTTGGTCGCGCCGAACATAGCGTCCGCCTCGGCGAAGATGTCGAGTGCATCGTCGCCGTTGTCGGACAGGTTGACGACGCCGTTCTGGCGCATCGTCTTCATGTAGCCGAGGGAGGACTTGAACACCATGATGGGACGACCGAACGCCCCGCCAGCCTTGTACGAACCGACAGCCCAGTTGCCACCGGAGATGGCGCGGTTCGCTGCCTTCTCTGCGTTGGCTTCCAGCCGGGCCACGGAGTTGGGGCCGTACTGGAGTCGCGAGAGGCGCAGCCCGGAGAACTGGATGTCGGAAACGCCAGCGTTGCGACCACCGAAAGCCTCGATGGCACCGCGCAGCGGTGCGTTCTCCTTCACTGCCTGCTGGTAGACCTCGTCCATCTGGGCGATGGCTGCCTCGTCGATGCCAGCGGCGCGAGCCCGCGCCTGCATCCCAGCCACGTCACCAACGGAGAAGCCCATCATCTGCTCAGGCTTCATGTCGAAGATCGCCCGGTAGTGGTCGATCTCGCTCTTCTGCATCTTCAGGGCGTCCATCGCGATGGCGTCCGCTGCGAAGAGTTCGTCCATGGCCTGTACGTCACCAGCGAAGGCGCGGAACGCCTTCACCATGGTGTCGTAGTCCTTGATGTTGCCGAGCACGCGGGAGACCAGCAGCCCGTTGTTGGACGCACGTGCCACTTCGTGGCGTGCGACCTTCTTGGCGTCCAACTTCATGAGCGATTCCATGAGTTGACCAGCCGCTGTGCGCTGCGCTTCCACCGTCTTCACGGTGCCGTCGATGAGGGTGACCTCTGCGGCGTCCTGCCCTGCCTTCCACGCAGCGTGCTGTGCCGTCTGCGTGGCGAGGGTGTCGAGGTCGCCCAGCGACTCGAAGGTCTGTGTGAACAGAGAGCGGCCAGCGTGACCAGCCACCTTCGCGGCGATGACATCGACACCGATGTACCACTGAATCGCGGCGTCAGAGGCACCAGAGATCCACCGGCCAGCGCCTTGGTTGAACGCTGACTCGCGCTCGTGGTAGTTGAAGATGTCGAACTCGGAATACAGGCCGGAGGCCCACGAGAACAGGCCACGGCTGTTCGCCGGGTCCTTCAGCGCAGCGTTGGTGTCAGCGATGATGGCCTTGTCCCACTCGGCCCACTGGTCACCCGGCACCACGAAGTCGATCATGTTCTGGGCGGAGCGACCGACCGTGAGGGAGATCGCCTGACCAGCGGTCACGGAATTCTGCACCATCACCGGCTGACCCGTTGCTGGGTCGATGATCTCGTTCCCGAAGCCGTCCTTGACGGCTTCGTCCCCACCCCACATCATCTTGAACGTCTGCACGACGTCCTCGGGCTGGAAGCCGTCACGCAGAAGCGGGTTCGCAGCCTTGTCCAACTGGCCGGTGTTGTTCGCAATAGCGCCCTGATACAGCAGCGTGGTGCCGCCAATGCCCGTGTTCAGAGCACGGGTGCCCGTGTCAAGGGCGGCGATGGTGAGGGCAAGTGGAGCAAGGACCGGGCCAGCGATGGAGAGGGCCGGATTGCGCAGGTCGGCACCGAGGCGGGCACCAGCGCCGAGCACGCGGGGATCTTCCAGCGGCTTGGCGTAGGTGGAACCAGTTGTCAACCTGCCATTGGAGGCAGCGACCGGGGTCATCGAGTTGACCGCGTGCTGCAACCCGGCACCTTGGACGGTGCCAATGTCCTGCGAACGCCCCATGATGAAGCCGAGGCCGGTGGAAGCGGCGTCGGTGACCGTATCGACGGCGGTCTCCCACCACGCCTTCTCCTCTTCCACCACCGGCTCGGGTGGGCGGAGGGTTGCACGCCAATCGTCGGCGGGCCTAACCATTCTGGTTACCGCCGATCTCATCGAATAGGGCGTCCCGCTCCTCAGCGGAGGGGTACGGCATCTTCGCCAGAGCCCAGATGAGGGGCGTGTTCTGGAGTCCGATCCTGTCGACTCCAGCGGCGATGTTCTTCACGAACGAGGTGTCGCTCAACGAGCGCCTCGCAGGTAGCGGACGAAGAGGCGGAACGACTCAGGAGTGTCCTCGGCCAGTGCCATCTGCTCCATCTGGGGCAGGTACTTGGCGATCATCTTCGTGTCAGCGTCCACCACAGTGCTCTTGCCGCCAAGGGCGGCGCTTCCCGCGCCGGGGCCGTAGTCGGCACCGTCGGTCAGCGGGACGTCGGGCTGCTGTGTGGGTGCGCGCATAGGGGTTGGAGGCATGGCTGCGGGTGCTCCGGCCATCGGGGCTCCGGCCTGATCGGCTTGGAACTGGGCTTGCTCTCCGTATGCGGCATCGGGGAGATCCATCGCTCCCTGTGCTTGCATGTCGGTACGCATCGACATGGCTCCCGGTGGGGACATGGGCATACCACTGCCGTTGAATCCACTAGATCCACCAGCGCCTGCCATTGTCCACCTCCTCTTCGGGGACTTCGACGTCCTCGTCAGCGTCCTCATCGACGTCTTCGTCAACGTCCTCGTCGATGTCATCATCGATGTCATCGTCGATATCGGTACGGATATAGCCCGTCTCGATGGCTTCCTTCAGCACCTGACCCAGCAGTTCGTGGGTACGCGCCATCATGTCGTGCACGAGATCGGGGCTGTAGCCGTTGCCTTCGGCGGCGATCATGGCGAATGCGTCGCCGACGCCTGCACGGATGACAATGTTGTTTTCCTTAGCCATGGCTACAGCCCCTTCTCGTTACTTGATGGGTCCGCTGGAGACGGGACCGCCGAGGCTGTGCTCGCCTGCGAACAGGCCGACCACCTCGCCGTTGCCGGGGCTACCGGCAGTTGGCATACCAGCGTCGATCACGGTCGGTACGGGACCTTCCATGACATGACCGCCCTTGTTGGTAAGACCGAAGTCTGCTTCACTCATGTGCTTCCTCCTCCCGGCCTCTAGATCGGTGACTGTCGCATGGTGCGAGCACTCATGCTTCCCTTGCCACTGCTGCCCAACTGAGCAAGCAGTTGCATCATGTTCTGGCCCCCGGGTGGCTGACCGCCACCGCCGGGCATTGGTGCACCCCCGCCGGGGGCTTCGCCCATACCTTGGGGTTGAGCCTCGGGTGCTATTGGGCCTTGTGCTACCTCGGCGGGGGTGGGCTCGGGGGGCTGGAAGGCGGTCTCAATCGCCTTCTCGATGGGGACGCCCTTCTTGCGGGACTCAATCATGGAGGCGAGCGCCTTGATGACGGTGACAGGGTCACCGCCCTGCTCAGCCATGGCGGGAATCGCCTGCGCGTACTGCTGTGCACCCATCATTGCGGCGTCGCGGAGTTTCTCCACGTCGATCACCTTCTCCTCCTCCGTCACATTCATGTTGACGGGGAGGTTGCGGCGGACGAACGACTTGGAGACGAGGCCGGGGCCGAGTGCTTGAAGCATCCACACGAGTGCACGGTTCGGGTCGAGGCCAGCCATGACCCCGTACTCCTGCGTGACGGTGTACTTCCCGTTGATGTCCTTCGCCGGGGTGTACGTCAACTCGTACGGCGAGCCGTTCACGGAAGCGTGAACGTCCTTCTTCAGGGTGGGCCAGTATTTCTCGTCCACTTCAAGGGCGATGCTGAGCGCCTCGGAAATCGACTCGCCCAGCATGGCCTGTGCCACCTTGATGCGCTGGTCGAAACCACCCATCAGGGCCTGCACACCGCGACCCGTGACCACGGATCCGTCCACCTGACCCGCCCGTGCCTCCGGGAACCGGGCACCGAACTTCAGTTCGTCGTCCAGTGTCCGGTTCTCGATCATCGCTGACTGCGGGAGTTCCAGCGATACACGTCGAATGCGCTCAGGAGACTGGCTCCTGAGGATGGCATCCGGCCCGAACGCGAAGTCCTGCACGTCCTGCGGAACGGCGATGGGCGCTTCGACCGCCTTCTGCGTCGCTTCAAGCGACAGCAGAGCGAGTCGGGCCTTGGCGGCGTACACCCACAGGGTGTCGTCGAACTGGCCGCGCGCCTCACCGTCCAGACTGGGCAGTTTCGCGATGGAAACCGGGATGCGCCCGATCTCGTTCGGGGTGACACTCAGCACCAGCGCGTCGCGCTGGGGCACGAACAGGACTGTCTTGTCCCTGTCCATCCACTTGATCACATCTACCGTGGGGTCGTTCTTGCCGACTCCGTAGTATGTACCCGCGATGGAGGAGTCTTTTGAGAGCAGAGCCTCATGCTCCGGGTACATGGCGATCAGTGTGGAGATCCGGTGCCGCATGACGCGGCTGTAGGAGACCAGTTCGCCCCAACGGTCTTCCTCGAAGTACGTTCCCATGCACTCATCTACGTGAATGTGGGGACGCTGGGAGTCGAAGTTGGCCTCGACGCGCAGCGGGACGAAGCCGTACGTCACCATCCGGTCGGCTGCGGTCACCAGATTGGTGCCCAGCCGGGATGAGTAGGCGAGGTAGTTGATGATGCGGGACAACTTGTCCTGCTTGGAACGCTTGGACTCGTCAAGCACAGAGTCGCCAGCAGCCGAGAGCGTGGGCAGGACGCCCACCATCTCGGCAGTGTCCTTGGCAACGACGTCGATGAAGTTGGCGATGACAGGCTTCGGCCAGTCTGAGGGGAAGATCCCCTTGAAGACCTGCTCCGCATGGCCGGTGCGAATGAGAGCAACGGCCTTCATGCGCTGGTCGCGGTCTACGTTCTTGCGACGGGTGACCTCGACGCGGTCAGCGAGATTCTTGGCGAACTCAGCCACTCGCCACCTCCTCTAGATCCATGCTGCTTGATTCTGCTGCTGCACGTCGTCGAGATTGACGACGTACCTACGGTCCAGATCCCTCTGGCTGGTGAACCCCGAGGCCTTCGCGAAGAAGTTCCTCTTCGAGACTGTCTGGATCACCTCCCGAGCCCGGGTCTCCGCGAACCACAGCGCCATGACAGTGTCCTGACGGCGGTTCTTGGTCTTCACCAGCGGCGACCAAGCGATCAGTTCCTCAACCAGCATCTTCACTCCGTACGACTGGGTAGACGGCAGGGAGATCAGGTTGTCGCCCTGATGCCTGCGGATCGTCTGCACAGTCGCCACCGAACCGAACAGCGGGGCCATCGAGGCCACGCCGAAGTCCGGATCCTGCTTGTTGCTGCCCGTGTAATGGGGCTTCAGGGTGATGCCCTTGTTCGCCAGAAAGCGATTCAGTTCCTCGTCATACACGAGGAAGCCTTGGAAAGCGTTCGTCTCGATAATCCACTCATGCGGCTTGTACATCTCCGTCATGTCGTAGATCAGGTCACGGATCATGGCCGGTGTCGGGCCGGTCATGACCTTCACGTCCAGCACGTACCTGTTCCCAGTGGCCTTGTCGACCGCATAGGCGACCGCCGCCGTGTTCCCGGCGATAGCCGGGTCCATCGAGCAGATCCGGTAGAAGCCCTCCACCCGTTCCGGGTGGCCCTTCAACTCCGGGTTCAGCGGTCCAGCCTTGCGCATCCCATCCACGGAGCCCTGCACGCAGACCGGGTCGAACGTGGAGTCCTCCTCCACGCCCACGTTCTGGTACACGAGGCTCCACTTGCGGGGGCCGACCTCGTTGCGGACCCGCGCCAAGCGGGATCCGGTCCAGCGGGGGTAGTCCCCATCCTCGTTCGGCTCATCCGCGTCAGTGAACGGCATCTCCGACCACGGCCACAGGGTGCGCCAGTCCTCCTCGGACTCCGCATACTCCAGCACCGCTGGCATGACGAGGCTGGTCCACGGGACCAGACCGTCCGTGTAGTGCTCCTCGTTCAGCAGTTCCGAGTACAGGTCCGTGGACGCCACGCGGGTGCCCACCACCAGCAACTGGCCCCCCGGCCCCAGCCGGGTGCCGACTTCCTGCCGGATCCACTCCATCTGCTTCGGCCACTCGCTGGCGTTAGCCAGCGTGACCGCGTCATCGACAATGATCAACCCTGCACGCGCGCCGTATACCTGACCACCCATGCCCAGTGCTTCCGCATTGGGGTCCTTGTCGCCCGTGTCACGGGAATCCCCACCGAGGTAGATGCGGGTGGCGGACCACTGGTCCGCATCGGCCTTCCAGCCATCCACCGGGGCGAACGCCAACTGAAGATCCGCGTAGCGGATACGAGATCGAGACCGTCATGGTCTTCGCGTGGTTGGGTGGCACGTTCACCAAGATTCGTGTGTGCCCTGCCGACCCTCGCGAATACTGCATCGACGGATGCAGCCATGACGGCTCCCGGCCCTCCAGCAGGTCAATCATGTTCCGCTGGTGAGGCCAGACCCTGATGCCGAGGTACTTCTCGGCGAACTCCTCGAACTCCCCCGCATCCTGCTCACGCATGTCGGGACTGTTCACCATGCCCCGCACCTTGTCGACCAGTGCAGCGAAGTCCTTGTCCTTGCGCCGCTGCTCCTCGTACCACGAGCGGGAGCGGCCTACGATCTTCAGCCCGTCAGCGATGTTGGACCCCTGCCTCAGCAGGTTCACCAGATCGGACTTGACCTTCTCAGCCGGGCGGTTGTCCCGGCGGTGTGGGTTCGCCACGGACACCTCCTCAAGGCTCTACCCAGTACATGAACCTTGCAGAGCGGCGAGATGTAAGTCGGCGAGTGAAACTCGCCTAGCAGCCGGGAGGGAGTAAGCCCGACCGGCTGTACCCTGCTCGTCCGATGATCGGACAACATTCCCCCGACCACCGCCAAGGTGGGAGGAGGGGATCGACTGGGGGAACCTGAGGGGCAACTCCGTTGCCCCGAGGAGGGGGTTCAAGGGGCTCATGGCCCCTCTCACCCCCATCAGACGAGCGTAGTGAGGACCGTCGTCGGGACTCGCTTCGCTCGTCCCTCTTAGGTGGACACACCTCTTGGAACCCCTATAAGAACATGATCCTAGCCGAAAGGACCTTTGTAACGAACTGACACACATTGTTACCAAGTTGTAACCAAACAGGGTAGTTATCCCCAAAAAACACAACAGTTATCCACACCGGGCCACCACCGGGCCACCACCAAT